CTAAAGCGGACGCGCGACATGTGGGCGAAGACCTCGCCGAGTTCTATTCAGCGCCGTCCGCATGACCAAGCAGCAAATAACACCTATAACGATCGCAAAAACCAAGGGGAAGTAGCAATGACGGCGACGAGGGAGAAATTAACACTACAGTGGCGCAAGACCGCTGGTGATTGCGCGGCGCCGCTGGCCGAGCGCGATGAGTTTGTCGAGTGCGCGGCGGTCGCGGCAGCCGTGCTGGTGAAGTGCATCGAGATTCAACCGCTGCAGGTCGACCCGTGGGTGGCGCCCGATCCGCTCGACGTCTGCCTGGAATGCTGGAAGGTTTGGATGGGCCGCCACGATGGCGATCTTGGTGTGCAAGGGCAGAAATCACTACGCGTGGATGGAGATGGTATGGGTAACGCTGACACGCTCGGTATGCGGCGCGACAATGAAATCGCAGAGGCAACTGACGCCATGATTGACAGCCTACGGGCATGCGACCGTTGGGCCATCTACAAAATATCTGGGTTCCGGTCGGCGTGGAATTTCCCGCTGCTCGACTACTTCACCGCCGCCCAGGGTGCCTTGCAGAAGCTGGAAGAAAAGCTGCGAGAGAATATTGCAACCCGATCTTTGTTCGGGTAAACTTCGAAGCACTGGGTGTCCTCTGTCGCCCACGAAAAAGCAAAGCCGGCCTAATCAGCCGGCTTTTTTCGTTTACGTTCTCAACAACCGAAAGGACCGCATGAAGAAGAGCATCCTGCTTTCTGTACTTGCCTCGGTCGCGCTGATGTTCAGCATGGCCGCATCTGGCGCCGACCACCTCAAGCCTGAGGGCTTCGGCTCGATCCCTGCGGTCCAGGCCGTATCCAAAGATGCCCACCAGGTTGCGCCAGTCGTCGCTGTTGCGCAGGACCTGAAGATCTCGGCGCACAACTCATCGCTCGCGGAAGGGGGGCTGTCCGCTCGCGCGGTTGATCGTCCTGGCATGCCAATGCATGCGGCTCAACCATCGTTCGTCCTCAAGCAGACTGGCACCCATGCAGATCGCGGGGCCGAGGGTCGAGAGCGCGGCAAGTTCGCTATTTAAGCGGACTGGGAACGAATAAGAGCCGGCCGCGAGTCGGCTTTTTTGCATCTGAAGGTCGGGCTTAGCGCGGATGAGGCTATCGGGCAGTGCGTAGCTTGGGACTGGCGAACCCTTAGTCGAGTCAATCAGCCTTACATCACACGAAGTCTTTGCAAAACATCATCCGAGTGTAGCCACAAGCCGCACGCATCGGACGCGGGACGCTGTAACCCGCAAGAATTCGAGCCCGTACCGTTACACAAAGTAACAGGCACGGGCTTTTCTTTTGTGCGCTGAACTCCACTTTATAGGCGGCCCCATGATTCATCTATTCGCAATGTCGATGATGGTCTGGGGCCACTACCTGCCCGTAATGCCGCAACCAATGGAGGTGGCAAATGGTCAAGACAGTGAAGCCCACAAAGGAGCAAGTTCGAGAATACATGGAGCGTCGCCAGGCGGAGCATCGGCCGCCGCCGAGCCGGGAGGAAATCCGACGGCAACTGGGCTGGGAGTTGATCGAGATGGAGCGCGCTGAGCGACGGCACCGTAAATAGTTTTTACCGCGTCTCCCCCGCCACATCACTGTGATGGTTTGCCCCGCCCCTTGAATGGCCAGCGGGGCTTTTTTATTCAGGTTTGCCGCCTATGAGTGCATTTGAGATCTCCATTGCCAGCAATATTAGGCAGATCCAGAAGTCGCTCTCCGACCTCGCTTACAAGCAAATGCCGTTCGCCACTGCGACTGCGCTGACGTCGCTGGCCAAGCTTGTCAAGGATGAGGAGGTCAAGAACATGGCCGCCACCTTCAAGAACCCGTCGCCGTTCACGCTGCGGTCGATACGTTCTACGGCTGCGCGCAAGGACAATCCAGTCGCAACAGTGTTCGTGATGGACAAGGCTGCTGAGTATCTGGAGCCATACGAAGTGGGCGGGGTGCATAAGCTGAATAGCCGTGCACTACTCAACCCGAAGGACATCGCACTGAACCAGTATGGCCAGCTGCGCAGGGGCACGCTGGCTGCGTTGAAGGCGCGCAGCGACATCTTCATCGGCCCAGTCAAGACAAAGCGTGGCACGGTGAATGGTGTGTGGCAGCGTGAAGCAGCGACTGCAGCGATAACGAACAAGCGAACAGGCAAGACACGCATCAGCAAGCGCGGCGTCAACCAGTCAGGCAAGTTGAAGCTGCTGGTGCGCTTCGGCGATGCTCTGCCCGTGACGCAGCGCCTCGGCTACCAGGCGCGTGCCAACCAGGTGGTCGACGCGAATTTTAACCGCGAGATGGGTCGGGCGATTGCCAAGGCCATTGCGACGGCGAAGTGAGGTGGATGGCTCGTGGATGGCAGCGGGTCCCTCCCAGGGGTTTATTGCACACGGGCATTGCGCACCGCGGTGTTTATCTAGCCACAAAGTTTTGAAATTTGGGTAACAGGTAACAAATGGCGCTGATCAAACAAGCCGCATTTGCGGAGCTGCACGGTGTTAGCCGGAAGGCCGTCACAACCTGGAAGAAGCGCGGCTGGCTTGTGTTTCAGGCCGATTTGGTGGATGTCGACGCGTCGAATGCACTGCTCAAAAAGTACCGTCCCGCCGGCATCGATTCTGTTACCCAAACTGTTACCCGGAGCGAGCAGGGTAACAAACCGCGCGCGGCAAAAAATGAGGTAACGCGGGTAACGATCGAGGCCGGGGAGAGTGCGGAACAGGCGGCGGTGCGGCTCCTGGTTGATACCGGCGCCGAGATGAGCATCGATGAAGCCAAGCGCGTGAAAGAGAACTACCTGGCGCTGCTCAACCAGCTGGAGTACGACAAGGAGTCCGGCCTGGTGGTGGCAGCCGCCGAGGTGGCCAAGGCTGTGGGCGCTGAATATGCCAAGGTCCGGACCAGGTTGCTGGCGATCCCGGCAGAGCAGGCTCCCAGGTTGCACCGGCTCCGAACCGTGAATGAAGTGCAGGACTGCCTCCGCGAACTGATCCAGGAGGCGCTTGAAGAACTCACGAAAGACAGTTGAACCTAACATGAAGTGAAAATGGACACTCGGCTGAATGGGCGCTATGACCGGGGGTTGGCGGCGCTTCATCAAAGCCTATCGGATGCGCGGCGCAGTAACCTGAAGCCGCCTCCGAAGCTGACGTTGGCCGAGTGGGCCGAGCGGTATGCAGTCCTGTCGCGCGAGACGAGCGCGCAGACCGGCCGCTTCCGGGCTTTCGGGTACCAGCGCGGCATGCTGGACGCCGTGACCGACCCGACGGTCGAAAAGATCAGCGTCATGAAGTCGGCGCGGGTTGGATACACGAAGCTGATGGATCATGCGGTCGGGTATTTCCTGCACCTGGATCCTTCCCCGATCCTGGTGGTGCAGCCTCGCGTCGAAGATGCCGAGAGCTACTCGAAGACGGAAATCGCGCCGATGCTGCGGGACACGCCTGTGCTGGCAGCCATTGCCGGGGACCAGAAGGCGAAGAACAGCGACCAGACCATCCTGGCGAAGACGTTCAAGAATGGATCCAGCCTGACGCTGGTCGGCGCCAACAGCCCGGCGGGCTTCCGGCGGATCACCGCACGCGTCGTGATGTTCGATGAGGTGGACGCCTACCCGGTCAACGGCGCAGGGAGTGAGGGCGACCAGATCGCGCTCGGTACGAAGCGCTCGGAAACATTCTGGAATCGCCTGATCGTGCTGGGGAGTACGCCGACGGTCAAGGGCTACAGCCGGATCGAAAAGAGCTTCGACGAGAGCGACCAGCGCCGCTACTACGTGCCGTGCCCGCACTGCAGCGAGTTCCAGGTGCTGGAATGGGGCGGGCCAGACACGCCTTACGGCATGAAGTGGGACAAGGATGAGGCTGGCGCCGGCATTCCCGAGTCAGCCTATTACGTATGCCGCGAAAACGGCTGCGTGATCCAGGACGTGGAAAAGCCGGAGATGGTCGAGCGCGGCGAATGGCGCGCCACTAGGCCGTTCAAGGGCCATGCCGGGTTTCACATCTGGGCGGGTTACAGCCTGTTCCCGAATGCCTGCTGGAAGAACCTGGTTGCCGAGTGGCTCCGGGTGAAAGACGACCCACTGCAGCGTCAGACCTTCGTCAACCTGGTGCTGGGCGAATGCTACGAGGACCGGGGCGACAAGGCGCTGAATGAGAACCGCCTGGTCGCACGCGGCGAAGTC